AATTAAACTGAAGAAGGGCGCGGAAAGACACGACGGAAGACGAAACGGAAACAACGACAATTGAAATAATATTAATAAATACCAAATAATATTATTTGAGTATTAGTATTTAAAATGATAGACAATTAAATATTAGATGACATCATATACAACCCAAAATAGTTTATTACTTAATAATTTATTACAATTTTACGACAAGGATGATAATCTTGAGGTGATGTTGAATATCATTAATGGGGAGTCGCCAATCTCTCTGCGAATTGTGGATTGGTTTGTAACTAACTATGCGAAACAGAAATTTACTGTATATAATTTGGAGGAAGGTGGTGGTCGGTTCAAGGTATACAATGATTATAAATTAAAATTAAAGGCGTATTCAAAGAAACGTTTTGATCCATTTTGTAGGTGGGATAGAATAACGATTCCATACAAGGAAGACAAGCTGATCCAGACAACAATTGGCCAGTTAAATTTTTTCAAGTGGGCGCTTGAAAATGAAATAATCTCGTACATCAAGAATAATTACGCAGATATAGAAAAGGATATGAACAATAGAAACAGCACTTCGAAACGCAAACTAGTGCTTAACAATAGCAAGACAAGAAAAAAACGCGAGGAGCTATCTATATCCGCATCCAAAACAATTAAACAGGAAAATGTATCAGTAACAATTAAATTTGATTGATTAATGTGAATACAATATAAAAATTACAATTCGTTTTTATTAATGGGGAACTCTTTAACTATTAATAAAATAAATTTCGAGGATGTTCAGGAAGCAATCCGAAAAGATTATGTAATAGTAAATACGCTTACTATTAACAAACAGAATTGTCTTATAGATAAAACTCTCTCTGCTACAGACGAAGTATCGGTTGTCAATCGAGCGATAACCTCTGGTAAATTAGGAGATAAAATAATATTATATGGAGAGAACTCTACAGATAACAGCGTATACTCCAAATACAAACAGTTGTCCGACCTTGGATTTGATAATATTTCTGTATATCTTGGTGGACTATTTGAGTGGTTGCTTTTACAGGATATATATGGTGCCGATTTATTTCCAACCTCAAAAAGAGAACCAAACCACCTTCAATATAAAGGAGCAAAAAAAATAGACGTTAAAATGATAGAATGAGTTGTTTAATGAGATATTTGGGATATTTACACGTTGTATTAATCGGACACCTCATCCATTGCGCGATTGGCAAGCTCGTCGGCCGCGGCATTATTGTTCCGCTTCACATGGATATATTGGACGTTTTCAAAATTAAGCAACGCTTTTTTTGCCTCGTTGTAAAGCGGTTTTAGATTATCAGACTTAACGGTATATGTCCCATTAAGTTGGTTTATTACAAGAAGAGAGTCCCCCTTGATTATTAAATGTTTAATGTCAAGCTCGCACGATTTTTTAACACCCAGTATGAGTCCCATATATTCTGCGTAATTGTTGGTCTGTGTGCCAAGTGACAATGAACCTTCGTAAACAATTCTATATGCGCTGTCGTAAATGACATATCCACACCCCGAAGGTCCAGGGTTTCCGCGACTCCCTCCATCAAACATCATAACATAGTTATCAACCGTCTCAATGTTTATACAATTCTCAATCGTTTCAATCAATATATCGTTATAATCCTTATTCTTATTATCACCGCATCCGTCAAGCACAATAGTTGTTTCGCTCTTATCTTGTCTCAACCACGCTTCGTGATAGCTGTGACACTTCGTAAGATATTCGATTGGAATATTCTCTCCCACTCGCCCGCGCTTCATTACACGCTGATGTGCGATTTCTGGGGTGGTTCTAATATATATGTAATTAATATCGGGAATATCACCAATAAATTCATTAAACCATCTGTTGTATATCTCGTAATTAATGGTGTCTATCTTATCCTCATCATACAACATCTTGGCAAAGACCATCTTGTCGGTTAGTAGACTGCGCTCCGTAATAATATACTTGTACCCTTTTTTGATTGCCTTTTGTAGTTGAGATAGTCGTGTTATATATGCCATCATCTGAAATGAGAACGCATATTTTTCCTGATCCTCATAGTATTTTTCAATAATAGTGCTACCATTTTCATCACATATCGTCTCCCATTCAGTTACCGGCTCTAGAAGGAAGTGAACGTTTTTGTTTCTAAAGAAACGCTGTTTTAGTTCTTTAATTATAGTTGATTTACCCGAACCAATGTTGCCTTCGATTGAATAGATGTGTTGAGTCATTTTGATACGTGTATTACTATTATTTATAATTAAATCAATTTTAAAATTGAATTAATAATATACCAAATATTAATGTTACAAATGGATTTTAATCAGTGTAAACTAACCAAAACCGAATGGAACAGCATTGAAATTCCCGTAACGGAAAATGAGAAATATATAAGTAATCTTATTATTCGCGGATTTAATAATGTCAACATCACTATTAATAAAAGCACATCACTAATGTCGTTTCTGAAGATTACATCAAGCGAAACATTAGATAGTTATGTTTACTGTAAATACATACAGAGCGACATGAATAATGTCCTGAATACATTATCCGAGACCGTAAAACAAAGATGTCTATTTATATCTATTAAATCTAATAACATAGCCATTAAAAAAGCAGACGCAATACGATTCGGCAACACAGATAAACAGCTATCACAGCATAAAAAAACTATTGTTGAATTTGTGGTGGTCCATATTATTGACAAGCTTTGTAAATATTACAACAAGAAAAATGATAAGTGGGTATTCTATTACTATACCCTATCTAAAATGATGCAGTTTAATTTTGAATCATTCAATCGTATTCTTAAAGAGAATGCTATGAAGGTTGTTGAGATATTTAATTCTGAGTGTCAATATAACACAATTATATCCAGAGGAACTGATTATATAGAGAATAATACCTATCTATTTGATTATGCCGATGACAAATTATATGAGCATCAAAAACAGCTATTCACATTCTGTAAGGATAAGAACCCAAAACTGGTTCAATATATTGCACCTACTGGTACTGGAAAAACGATGTCTCCGCTAGGTCTTTCAGAACACTCACGTGTTATATTCGTATGTGCTGCTCGCCACGTCGGTTTGTCGCTAGCCAAGGCCGCCATTTCGGTAGGCAAGAAAGTGGCGTTTGCGTTCGGGTGTAGTGACGCAGAGGATATTCGCCTACACTATTACGCAGCCAAAGACTATACCACAAACTGGAGAAGCGGCGGTATCGGAAAGGTGGATAATACTGTTGGTAATAAGGTTGAAATAATGATTACAGACATCAAGTCCTATTTGCCGGCGATGTATTATATGCTTGCTTTCAATAGTAAACAGGATATCATTCTCTATTGGGACGAGCCAACTATTACTATGGATTACGATGACCACGAATTTCACAGTATTATTCATAAAAACTGGACGGATAACCTTATAGAAAATGTAGTGTTGTCATCTGCGACACTCCCGCAATACGAAGATATGCAGGAAACCATTGGTGATTTCAAGTCGAGATTTACGGATGCGAATATTCATACAATTGTCAGTCACGACTGTAATAAAAGCATCCCAATCATTAATAAGGCGGGATACATCGAGATGCCACACTTTATGAGCCCGAAATATGAGGAGGTTCAAACAATCGTCAATCACTGTAATAAATACAAAACCCTCTTGCGATACATTGATTTCGAAGAGGCGATTGTCTTCATACAAAAGGCAAATGAAATGGAGGCGTATGACTCGCGTCAGTTTTCAATATCGCATAATTTCCACGAGGTAAATGATATCACAATGGCGAGCATCAAATTATATTATTTGAAGTTGCTTGGAAATATCAACCCCGATAAGTGGGACGGACTTATTTCATCTCTTCGGCAGAAATTGTATCATCGTTCAACGATTCATATGGTTACGAGCGATGCGCATACACTAACAAACGGCCCGACGATATTTCTCGCCGACGATGTAAATAAAATAGCGCGGTTCTGTTTACAAGAGGCGCGCATACCCGAACAAATCATACAGAACATTCTGGGCGTTATTAGCTATAATAATAACATTAAAAGCAAAATTAACGTTATGCAAAAGTTGTACGAGGACGGTACGAAGGAGGACGAGAATAAGGAGAAAAAAATGACGGATGGGCGTGTGAGCGCCGATATGCAGCGCCTGATTACGAATATCAAAGAGCTAGAACAATGTATAAAGACTGTCGAGCTGGATAGACAATATATCCCGAATAGTGAGGCACATCTAAGAAAATACAGCGCAACAGTTAACGGTAGCCAATTCCCGTTTACGTGTGATATTACCGATGACATTATCGAAGACATCATGCTGATTGACGACGTTGAAGACATATGGAAAATCCTTCTTATGATGGGCGTCGGTGCGTTTATGCTCCACAACAGCGATAGCTATATTGAAATTATGAAGAACCTCGCACAGGAACAGAAACTATACATGATTATAGCATCTTCCGACTATATTTACGGGACAAACTATCAGTTTTGTAATGGTTATATCAGCAAGGATATGGCATTGATGTCGCAGGAGAAATGTATTCAGGCAATGGGGCGAATTGGACGAAATAAGCTACAACATAAATATAGTATTCGATTTCGTGACGACGGACTTATTATCAAACTCTTTAACGAAGACGAAAATAAACCCGAGGTCTCTAATATGGCTCGTCTTTTCAATAGTTAAATAATATAAATAATAAAATATCTTAATATATAATGAAGTCCTCATTTCTAGGAAACCTATCATTGGGTGCGGTAACAGGCAGCTCGATAGGGATGATGATGTATTTTTTTAATAAGTCTAAACGAAAGAGGGACGGTCACGGATTTGATGGATACGACATTGATAATTACCACGACGAAACATTATATGAAGAGGACTCAACTGACGGCACTTATGATATGGATAGTTCGGTTAAAGAGCCACCGAATCGTATCCAGTCTGGTGATGTTTCCTCCAAATACACGCCAGTTTCCTCTGAAGAGCTCTTCATATGTAATCTTGACGATATGGTTTACTCTAATCTAACTGTTATAATTCCTGAAAACAGATATAAGAAAATTGGTGATTATGTGGAATATGTTGACTATGAGCAATCGGAGGAGTATTTTGAGTAAGTTTTCTATTTTTTATGTAATTAATATTATTTTTAAAATAATATTAACTTTATGGTTTAACGCAGTCGGAGAACTAGGTGGATGGTGGATTCCTTTTGGATATTGTAATCACTCAGTGTGCGACCATCCTCGAGTTGTTTTCCTGCGAAAATAAGTCGCTGTTGGTCTGGTGGAATCCCCTCCTTGTCTTGGACCTTCTGTTTTACATTTTCAATAGTATCACTCGGTTCTACGTCTAGTGTGATTGTTTTGCCTGTCAATGTTTTTACAAAGATTTGCATTATATAATAATATATTGGATATATTATTTAAATTATAAACACTATTGTTCTGTAAGTATTTTAAAAATAACATATTATTTATGATATTTTTATATTTGATTTGATTTACTGATACTAGATGGATCTAGTTCGAGTAGGCAAGGCCGCCCATGCCCGACATGACACGGAGGACGTTGTAGTTGGTCGCGTAGACACGGACCTTGGCGGTCTTGGTGCCCGAGACGGTGGCGTTCGAGAGGACAAGCTGGAGGGTGGCGTTGTCAATGCGCGAGAAATTGCACGAGCCCGACGGCTGGTGCTCCTCCGGGCGAAGGGCGAACGAGTAGACGTTGATGCCCGAGTCCGGGGCGCGGGTGTGCGACTGGAACGGCTGGACGAGGTCGAAGTAGGTGCCCTCACGCTCCGAGAAGCGGTCCTGGCCGTTAAGCTGGAGCTTGGCAGTGACGACCGGGTTCTCGCCCCAGCAGTGCATGTCGAGAGCGGTCTCAGCGAGGACGAAGGTGCCCGCATCCGAAACCGACGAGCCGGCATCACCTAA